TTACTTTTTATCTGCGTTCCCGCGCAACCGCTCAAGGCACTCGTCGCGCCCCAAATCAGAATTACTCCTAATAATCTTATCCACTTTTTCACGCTCTATTCCCTCCCGTTCGGCTTGTTCCAAGGCCGCGCTTTTGCGCGCCAGTTTGGCGGACAGGGCGGCAATTACCCACACCGCCCCGACGCTTAACGCAATTTTGCCTAATACGGCCCACATTATTTGGCTTCCTTGGGGGCTTTGGGCTGTTCAAAGCCGAACTTCGTCAGCCAACTGATAATTTTTACGCCCGCCGCGCGGACTTTGCCAATAATTTCGTCATCCTTTTTGCTGTCCGTCCATTTGACGATAATTTCAGCCGTGCCGATAATGCACGCCCATAAGGCCAAAATGTCGGCCCAGTTTGCTTTCAACCACGCAACAGCACTCGTAATATGTTCCATTGTTATTTCTCCTTGATTTCAATATGCGGATAATCTTTGAAGTTCGGCCAGAATGCGCCGTATTCAAAGCGGCTTTGAATTTCGCCGCGGGCGCGCAATACACACGCCACGGCGTCAAAGCGGTAAATCATTTCCCTAAAACGTCCCAAATTGCCCCAGTCAATGGGATAGGGCGCGATATCCACCGCCAAACTGGGAGTTTTGTTATGCGCCGAGTGCGGGTAGCGCAAATGGCTGTTCTCGGCCTCATACGCCGCGTTTTGGGCGGCTTTGCCCCGGTGGCCTTCCAGCACGGAAAAATCGTACTGTTTAATCAGTTCCCGGCACACGGTCTGCAAATCCGGGTGGCACGTTTTCAAACGCGCTTCGCTGGTTTTAGAAAATTTTGGCATCATTCCCCTCCGTGGCGTTGCAGGAGAAAGTTTTTAATCGTTTTGACGTCGTCCAAAATAATATCCGTCTTAATATCGTTTCGGTCAATACGCTTTTGAAGCTCCCGCGTGGTTATTTCCAAGCGTTCCACTCGCGGCGGCAGGCCGTGCATAGTAAACAACCAAAATAACCCGGCCACCGCCAACCCCGCCAAATACACCACGTCTTTAATCTGCGGTTTCATCGGCCGCCCCCTGTTCCGCCGCCAGTGCGCGTAAGGCATCAATCTCTTTGCGCGCTTCTGCGCGCGCCTTGCCTACCTCCTCCGGCACGGGTACACCTGTTTCTGCAAAGCGGGTTACATACCAGTCTGAGGCACTGAGCAACTTTTGAAGCGCGCTTATTCTTTCTGCACGGAGTTGCTCCGGGGATTTGCCGGGGATTTGGCCGCGCTGCCAAAATTCGCCGCTTTCGTCCGTCTCCACCTGCTCTGCAGGAACTATAACCATATTCCACTCCGCCAAGCGGTGGCGGTTTTTTGGGGAGTCTTCCCATTTAGCCACCCGCGCACTGTTTTTTTGTCGGACAAAAATAAACTTCATACTTCCCTCCTTAACTCTCAAAAAATTTTTGACTTACCAATTTATTTATTGCTTCCGCCGCCAGCAGACTATCGGCTCCGCATAAGATGACCGCGACTTCATCGCCAAACCGAACGCCCAGCAAAAACAAACCGATAACGCTCTTCCCGTTCGCATTCCGCCCGCGGCATTTTACCGTTACTTCAACCTGTTTGCTCTGCAAAGCCCGGGCCAATAGGCCGCAAGGGCGAAAATGAAGCCCCTGCGGCAATGGACAACGAAACTTAATAATCATTATCCGGCACCGGCAGAAGCGGAACGAATTTAATTGAACCGCCGTCTGCCACCAAATGCACAGTCTGCCCTTTGCTAATACGGAAAGCCATGCTGGAACCTGAATTGAAACTTCCGGACGTTGTATTTTGGAATACCACCCCGTTAACGCTTAATTGGCAGTTTGCATAGTCTGCGCCTCCTTTATAAGCAAATATCCAACCCTCCTCCGGCGCGCTAAATTCTCCGTTTGAAAGTGAAATATACGCGCTAAAATCCGGGCCTGCGGCATACAGTATTTTGCGGGCGGCCGCCCGGGTGCTCTCCAACAGCAGAGGCTCGGCGGATTTGACCGTCGTCAATATGTATTCCTGCATGGCAAAATCCGCCAGCCGTACCCCGGGTAAAGGCGTGGAAGTGTCAAATTGCGCCTTTTCCATTACCCGTACATCTCCTGCCCCGTCCACATAGGCCGTAAACGCGCCCTCCTGCGCCTTAGGCAGCGGCACCGCCGTATCCTGCTGGCAAACGTGCGAGAAATTCTTTACGCTTCCGTCCGCGTTGACGCCTTGTTTAACAAGCGCGCGCACGCCTGATTTTTCATAAATGGCTCCGGGAAATTCTTTTACCAGTTCCCACACTTTGCCGCCGTCCATAGTGGTATCCGGCGAATCTTTGCCGTTCCACTCCCATGACGGTTCGCCCGACAGGCTCACGCCGCCCCAGTCGCCGCCGTTATACGTCCACCCGGTTTTGTGATTTAAGTCAAAGTTATCCCCGTTTTTGCCGTTCCATTCCCAAAACACAATGCCGTTGCGGACGAAGCGGCAACCGTCCAAGTGAACCGTGCCCGTAAACGTTTCAGCCGGATATTGGCGGGAATGGCAGAAGTTAAACATAATGTCTTTGTACCAGTCCGTCGCGCTCGCCCATTCGCCGTCTTTTACCCACTCAGTAAGTTCGGGCAAAGTATCTTTGGTATGTTCCCCGTCGTCGGCCAAATGGTAGAGTGCATATTTTGCGCCGTCCCACGTTACGCGTGCCCAGTATTTGGCACCGGGCAGCAGTTCGGCCCCGTTCGGGGTGGTAATGCGGGCCGCATTATCCGGGAAAAAGCATAGTTTGGAATTTTGAAGATATACTTTCGGGTAATTGTTAATAAAATTGCCGACAATATCCTGCACGCGGTTGGTGTGTTCCGTCGTCGTGAAATTAAACAGGATATCCCAGTTTTCGGCCGATGCTGCTTCCGTGCGCACTGGGTAAAACGCGCCGCTGTACACCGTTGCCAGCGCGCCGCTCCGCCGCCGTTTGCTCCGTCCGCACCTTCCGGCGCGCGGAGTACGTTGTTTTTTAACATCAGTTTGAATAATTTTTTCATATCGTTTGTCTTGAAAAATAAACCTTTTTTAGTTATACTATTGTTGAGGGCGGCGCTTAAATGCTCTGGTATGTGCAAGTCATATCCCGCTCCCGAGGGAACTTATGGGATAGGTTTTTAACCTTTGAAAAGGCATTTTGCCTTGTCTGATAAGTTCCTTTTTTATTGCTTTCCATAAAACGTTTTAAATAAAACCTGCTTTTTATTTTTGCCTATGGTGGCGACGTAGGTATATTCCCGCCCTATATTTTTTGTAAATTTCAAACGCTTCATTCCTCCTTTTTTGTTTTCCAAAATCACATTGTCAAAATGATGCGCAATATGCGGGAGCAGTTTAGCCTTATCCTTAGTTATGATTATCTGCCCTCTCGCCAGTTCTTTTGCCGCTCCGTGGGCGTTTATTCCGTGCCGCACGTCTTCGGCGCGCAAAACATGTTTAAAGCCCGTCAGCTTCTCGCCTGTTTTCTTCTCAATAAGCCTCAACGCTTTTTTGCTAAACCCGCCCATATCTAAATTTTTTGGGCGGTTTAAATATCCTTTGCTTACCGCGCTATCAAACACTTCTTCAATTCCGCGTGCGAGTTTATCGGGCGTATGCGCCAATACCTTACGTTCCTGCGGCGTACTGGGTGATATTTCTTCGTCTTCCAGCCACTCCATGCCGCACTGGCAGCCCCAACGCTCGCCGGGCATATAGCCGTCTTTATCGCCCGTTCCCTCGCGGAAAATCTTGCCGTACAAAAGTTGGTGTTCCGGGTCCGGCTCCGCCGCACTAGACGGCAACCAGCGGTACATACGCCCTTTGTGCCGCTTCTTTTGTTCCTGCACTTCGCTGTAAACCAAAAAGTTTTTAAGTCTTTGGGTTAAAAGAGCCTGCCCGTTTAACGCTTCCGCCTTGAATGCGCGCTCTCCGGCGGCTTTTAAGGCTTCTTCTTTTTCGGCGTAAAACTCCACCGTTTTATAAACTTCCGCCGTAATCTTGCGGCCGCTTATCCCGCTCGCCCGGACCAGGGCTTTCAAATACCGCTTTTTAATATCCAGCCCGTCCGTAAGCAGGCCGGACTCTTCTATCCCTTTGGGGAATACTTTGTTCAGCCACGCAGACGGGTCAAACCGTTCGCCCATGGCTTACTCCCCCAGTTCGGATAAAAGCGCTTCCTTAAAGCTGTCGGGCAGGGCGTCGCTTGCGTCCAAAATAGGCAGCAAGTTGGCGATTTCCGACAGTTTACGCCATTGGGACGTTTTAAATTTCAAATCCACGCCAAACAACTGGTCGCACACGGGTTTAAAAATACTGGCGAAGTAAAATTTAAGGCCCTGCTCCGTCGCTTCCGCGTCCCCTTCGCCCGTTGCGTTTAAGCCGCCCGTCAGTTCACCCGACACGTACGCCCGGGGCAACCCCGTAAAAAAACTCATCAGCCCGTACAGCGTTTCCAGCGCGCTTTCCAGCGGGTCGGTATTAAATACGGGCACTTCCACTTTGTCCGCCGCGTCCAACAGCGCGCCGCTTCCGTTTTTTAAGCCCTCCGCAATAGCCTTGGCCTGCGAAATGGCACTCTCGGAATTGACCGCGCCCACCGTATCGCGCAATTGGTTAATTTGAATCAGCACACTGCGGGAAATGTTCAGCCCCGCGTTGGCGTTTTCCAATAAACGCTCCACCAAAGACGCTAGCACAAGCAAAATGGTGGCTTGCTTGAAATCCTTAAAACACAGGCACACCGCACCTTTTTTAAGCGGGTTAGCGGCGATTTCTTTTTCTTCCTGCTGGGTGGCTTGGCGGATAAAGCCCTCGTCTAATTTCAAATAGAGTTTTTCCTGCCGGGCCGTCATGGCTTCCGCCAAAAAGGAAATCAGCCCTTTGGCCCCTTTGTCCACTCCGTAAGAAAGAACGGAATCCCACAGCGCACCCAATTTATCCGTTTTAAAATTGGCGGCGTGATTAAAGCAGTCCGTCAAAATGCGGCGGTAAAGCGTCAGCACGAACGAACGCGCAAAATCCGCATTTTTTTTGTCATATTCCAGCGGAAAATACAGCGAAACGGAATAGTCCGTCGGCGCGTCTTTCTTTTGAAAACTAAAAATATCCTTTATGCTCATCAGTTAAAACTCCCACATACATCAGTAAATTAGCCAAAGCGTCCGGCGCGTCGTCGTGTTCGGCTTTGTATTCGTAATTTACCACCATATCGTTAAACGCGGTTTGCGCTTCCCGATATGCCGGCGCGCTTAATTCCGGCGGTAAAAACTGCGCAAGCCGCAAGTTTTGGCGGTACGCCGCCGCGTTCATAATCCGCGCGTGCTTATTGGTACTGCTTCGCCAGCCTGCCACGTTTGCCCCGGCCTGCCGAAGTACCATTACCGGGTGCTTGCCAACGCCGTTTGTTTCAAATGCAAATTTAAGGCAGTTAAACGCTTTCATTACGGCGGTAATTTCTTCCAAACAGTCGTCCCACGCTTTCTGCCACGCAAAACCCGCTATAATCAGCTGGTCAAAATTACGAACCGTCAACGCCAGGGCGGTATAGTCGTTCCCCTCGTGGCTGGGGTCAATAAAACCCGCACAGCCGCCCGACGGGAAGAAATTTGCGTATTCCAAATTTGCAAACGGCATACGTTCGCTTTCGGCAATTTTCAAAAAGTAACTGGCCTGTATGCTCGCTTCGCTGATACCCGCCGCGCGCTGGGCTTCCAAATCGTGGTCTAACTGCGGGATAGACCCGTACGGCAGTTCCATTTGGCGCACGCCGGGCAGTTTGCGCACCTTGGCGTATACGTCTTTGGCGTGTGCCGGCTGCCCAATCAGCACCACGTTTTCGGTCAGTTTCATAAGTTCCTCGCGCACCTTCTCCACCCGGTCGCGCTCGGCTTTACTCGTATCGTCCGGCGTGATAATATCATCGCAAACGATATGCTTCGGGTGGCGCCCGCGGAACGATTTGGAACGAAGCGGCAATACCGCGACGTTTGGGTCTTTGCCGCCGTGTGCGGCAAGCCGCAAGTTTTTGCTGTTGTTCTGCGACAGCGTTGCACCGCACGTCTGCAAAATGCGCGCGATTTCGCCCAAAATATCTTTGCCGCGCCCCTCTTCCTTGGTTACGATCAGCCACGTGTCCGTTGGGTCGTGCAGTAAATCCCACGCAATTCCGCAGATAACGCCGTAATCCGTTTTGCCGTACCCGCGCGCCCCTAACAATAGCCCCGCGCCGTCCGCTTTTACGAACTGCACTAGTTCTTCCTGTTTGGGGAATGGCCGGAAATACCCGGCACGCTCGCAAAACGCCGCAAAATCAGGGCTTTTGGCTAGTGTCCCGCCAGTTTGTCCGGCTTTGGGCTCGCCGCCTTCCTGCGCGTTTTTTTCAAAGACCTTAAAAGCATATTGGGCCAGCGTGCGGGACGCGGACAGACGGTCTTTTATTTCTTGGTTGCCGTCTTTAATAATTTGCGTCCAAAACTCGCCCAGTTCCGACAGTTTCAAAATCGTCGGCTTTGCCGCCTGCACGCCGAGTTCTGCCAAATAGGCCGAAACTTCCGGCTCTTTCAAAATCCGGCTTGCGTTGCTGGCGGCCGTTTCGCGCGCCCCCTTAAAATTGGGGTACGCTTCCAAATAAGCGGCGGTAGCGTTCCCCGTGCGGAGGAACGCTTCTGCTAGTTTGCGCTTGTTTGGTGTAAGTCTTTTTGCCACATTGTTTTTAGTTGCGGGGAAATAAAAAACCCCGTCAGAACGACGGGGGTAAGGTCAGAAATAGTTTCCCAAAAAAAGAGGACTGGAAACGCACGGAAGTTAATCCGCGTCCAGTCCTCACACATCAAAGTATAGCTGATTAATCAGGATTTTTCAAGGCCTGCTCAACACGTTGGCACGCAATATCAAAATACTTCTCGTTTATTTCAATACCTGTGCCGCGCAGGCCCAGTTTTTCGCAGGCTACCAACGTAGTGCCGGAACCCATAAACACGTCAAGCACGTCATTTTTGCCCGTGCCGTCGCTTTTGGTGTTTATCATATACGGCGGGTCGGTTAAGACAAGGTCAAAACTGGTGTCTGCCAGTAAATCCATAATTTCAAGCGAATTGCCGCAGTACAGCGTTTGATTTCCGATAACTTCTTTTTTCATTTGCTACACCCTCTTTGCTTGTTATGCGATGCACGCCTGCCGTACGTGCAAAGCGGGCCGCTAATGCGGCGGAAAACAGCCGTAACCTCAAAATTCAACCGAACTTAATTTCAAAAAACTTACTTTCATTGGGACACTTAAAAAAGTTGTACTCGTCATTGGGTATTTTCCACCCGTCAAGGATGCGAATACGCTCCACACGGCGGGCCAATAATCTATTGGTATACCCGCGACGGAAAATCAAATAATCGCCTTTTTTAAGAGAGCCGATTCGGCGCGTCCAATACGGCGTAACACGCCGATATTCGCAAGTCTTACGCCCTGCCAGTATTTCGTCAAACCAGTAGTGAGTGAGCACCATATCCAACTTACCTGTCATTTCTTACCTCCCCGGCCGTTCAGCGGCCGTTTAACCTTGCTATTTTCTTGCTATTGTTTTGACGCCGCGCTCCAGGCACCGCACACACAGCCGGCCGCCATCCACACGGCGCGTATCTTCGGTAAAAAACTCATCGCCGCAGTAATCGCAAAATTTAAACATACAATTCGCACCGTTCGTTTTTCGGCTCGTAAAATTCCGCCCGGTGCCGCGTACTTTCCTTACGGCTTAATTTAGCCACCTCAAAATAGCGGGTTTCAGGTTGGGAAAAAGCCAAAACATTTAACGCTTTTGGGTCCAGCCCGTAGCGGCGGACAATTTCCCAGTATTCCACGCCAAAATCGGGCGTTCTGCCGTCAAAGCGGTATAAACAGCCTTTGCCCTCGTAATTCCGCACGTTCCGGCATGCGATGCATTGGGCACGGTAGCCCAGTTGCGCAATGTGTCCGTCCGGCTCCACTAAATACACCGGCAGAGAAACATAAATGCCGTGGCTACGCGGGGCCAATTCATCCTCGGCCGCCGTGGTGGGCCTGTTCCAACAGCGTATACAGCTGTTGGGTTGCGGCGGCATTATTGGTGGAAAAAAACAAACGGGAAAATATAAGATAGATGCCCGGTTTAACAAGGTAGCTTTGGCTGACAAAATCCGCAAAATTGCAGAGTTAAAACCTTGGATACACCTATCCAATGACGAAGCCTCTACATTTCTAGTAAGAATGGAAGAAGAACTATCTAAAGATAGTTTGGTTTTTTTAGACCCACCATACTATGTGAAAGGTGTGTCTTTGTACTATAACCATTTTTCCAATGCAGACCACGCGATTTTGGCCAACAATGTAAAAAAATACACCAAGCATTGGATTGTGTCTTACGATAACGTAAAAGAAGTATGCCAATTATACAAGCCGTATCGTCATAAAACCTATAGCCTTAATTATAGCGTAAAAGAGCATTACCAAGGTTCTGAAGTAATGTTTTTTAGCAAAGGGCTCATATAACCCCTTGACAAAATGTATCATATAAGATACACTATTAATATGAAAAGAGAACAAACGGTATTATTTTCCAAGTGGTTTAATAAACTCTGCGCCACGGTGCAGGATAAAATAGCCGACTATATAGACCGCGTCCTTTGTGGAAACACATCCAACTGTAAATCGGTTGGGCAAGGGGTCTATGAAATCAAAATAAACTATCAAAAAGGCTACCGCGTTTATTACACCATTTTCCAAGGAAAAACTGTTTTACTCTTACTGTGTGGTGGGCATAAAGGCACCCAAAAAGCCGATATTCAGCAAGCCCACGAAATGAAGGCATACTTGGAGGGTAAATATGGAAAATAAAGATTTTGAACTGGCAAAAGAGGATTTTGATACCTCCTATGCTAAGATATTAAAAGAAAATCCCAAACGCCGCGAAGCGTTCAAAAAACGCATTATTGCGGACTATAACCGTACGCATAATTTGCCCGTGTTCTTAATGAACCTGCGCATTTTGGCCATGTCCGGCAATGTGGCGGAACTGTCGCGCAAAACCGCCATTAAGCGGCCCAATGTATATCGTCTGCTTAAAAAGGACGCAAACCCCGGTTTTGCCACTCTTATAGGCTTAACAGAAAACTTGGGGATAAACTTTCAGTTTACGGCAAAATAACTCAGCCCCGCTTCGGCGGGGTTTTTAACCCTATGCCCAAACTACCTTCGGTCTATAAACGCGCCAACTCCCCTGTCTATTGGGGATCTGTTATGGTCAACGGCAAGCGCAAACAGTACGCCTTATGCGAAAATAAGGCGGCAGCCCAGCGTATGCTTGCCGAAATTAAGGCCGAACAAAAAAACCGTTCCAAATACGGCACTACTCCTTTAGCGCCTTTTATAGACCGATATTTTGAATGGGCTTGTGCCAATAAGGCGGAGCAAACCGTAACCCGAGATAAAATTTCACTAGAATATCTACAAGAATTTACCCATATAAAAGATTTAACGGATATCACCCCTGCGTTATTGGACGATTTCAAAACGTGGTTAAAAAACCGCACCGAAAAAATACGCCCTAAAGACCGCCGGAAGCACCCCCGCGCCAGGGGAGTTTTGGGCCCACATGGGATAAACCGCACCATACAAAGTATTAAAGTAATCATGCGTAAGGCTGAATCTTGGGGATTAGTAAGTGCTCAAAATTGGAGCAGTATTAGCAAATTTAAAACCCCAAAAGGTCGGGTGGATTTTTTTACCGCAGATGAAATTTCGCAAATTTTAAATTATGCTCGTACTGCGGCCGCAGAGTTTCCGCCAAACAAACAACCGCCATGGGAAACCGTTATTTTGCTAGGGGCCCGTGCGGGCTTGCGACGGGCGGAAATACATCATCTTACTTGGAAAGATATTGATTTTGAAAAAGGGATTTTATCCGTAACACCTAAAAAAGATTGGTCGCCCAAAGATTATGAATGCCGGGACATACCGTTATCGGAAGAATTAAAAACACACTTGCAACACTTGCCGCACCGCGGGCCTTATGTGATTTACGACCGCTACGGAGAACGCCTTTCGCTAGACAGTTATACCACTTATTTCCGTGATAAAATCGTAAAAAAATGCGGGTTAGATGGAAGTGTTCACAAACTACGCCACACATTCGCTAGCCATTTAGTACAAAATGGAGTAGATCTGTATACTGTTAGCAAACTTTTAGGACACAGTTCCATAAAAACCACTGAAATATACGCCCATTTATCCCCGGTTACTTTAGCCGGAGCCATCCAAAAGCTCCCTAAAGTGTAGTAAAAAATGTAGTAAAAAAATAAATAAATTGAATTGGTGAACAGGAACCGGGATAAACCAAAGAGGAAACGCTGTATAGTGAAAAGGGTTGTTTTTCTTATCCTTACTATACAGCAAATCAAACATCCCTCGTATCCCGCCGAGCGCAAATATATAAAAAGCCCCGCTTTGTAGCGGGGTTTTTTATATATTGCTCGGAGTACACCAACTGCTTGGTGTACGTCGGGAGGCAAGGCAATCAACAGGGGATATTTGCTCTATTGCGTTTGCCCCATTTTGACGGCTCCGGCGCGGCGGTTTTACCGCCCACCCTGTTGTTTGTACGGCTTTCGTCAAAATATTGTGTTTGCCTGTTTTTTTCTTTAGGCCCATTTTTTGGCTTGAATATTTGTTCAAATTTCTCTATACTAATAATGTCAGGTGAAGCATTAACGGGAGAAACACCCGTGTCGCTTCCCTGATATTTTTTTGTTTAGGGGTGGTAGTCCGGGCAAATGGCAGCCGTTCCGTCACTACAGCACAGCGGTACAGGCGTATCAATTCCGCAAAAGTCCGCACATAATTCTTGCCCGGCGGTATTATACCCGCTACAAGCGACGTTATCACTAAAAAAAGGACGTGTTAAAGTATACCTATATTGCCCATCAGGGTGGCGGCGTGCCTCGATGTAATTATAGAAATGGTCATAACCACTATTCTCCACTTCCATAAACATCCTAAACCCATTTCCGCCCGCCCCAGTCTGAGGGTCCCCTTTGGTGTAATATTGGTACTCCTTTGCTCCCTTGGGGGAAACATCTAACCCCTCAAAGCTAGCCGCATAGCGGTTGGTTTGCAAAAACTTGCGGCGTTGGGCTTTAACAATGCTATCCATTATTGTAATGGCTTCCGCCATGCGGGAGCGTTCCACCGCCTTAAAATATTGCGGCATAGCCATAGCGGCCAAAATACCGATAATGAGTACGACGACTAACAACTCAATTAGCGTAAAGCCGCCTAAACGGCCCATATTTGCGTTTTTCATGTAAAACCTCATTTTTTGATAAATTTTGCTACAAACAAAATTTATCAAAAAAAAAAACAAAACAACCCCTATCAAATAACGGCAGGCAAAGCCCCCATATTATAAGGATAATTTTTCCAAAAAAACTTTTCCCGCGCCCGCCTGTTTTTTTTACTATTTTGGTGTTTTTGGGTTTTAGGCCCTGCCGCAAACACCGCCCGCCCGGGGTTTTTACTGTTTTGGGCGGCCTGTTTGGCGCGCAACGGAGCGTTGAACATCATTAGTTTGAATAATTTTTTCATATCGCTTTCCCTTGAAAAATAAGCGTTATTTCGCTATACTATTCTTATCAGACCTAGGTTATGGCGGAGACCTCCGTCCGTAACGACACCGGGAGGGCCAAAGTGCCGAACGCTCCTGTGGGTCTGATTTTTTATTGCTTAATTTTGAATAATTTTTTCATATCGTTTTCCCTTGAAAAATAAGCGTTATTTCGCTACACTATTTATAGACCTAGCGGAAAGAGGGAGAAGCCTCTTTGAATAAGTGTTCATGCAACGCCTCACATTTACCGCTTGGGTCTATTTTTTTGTCTAGCCATAAAAAAACCCCGCCGGGCGCGGGGCTTTTTCATTATCAAACCAGGCTCAGCGTTTTTTGCACACGCCGGAGCCCGGCTCACACACGCAATGCAACATCAGCAGGGCGCGCGCGTTTTGCTCGTTTAGCAAAGGCACCGCCGGGTCCGCATAGTCAAACGCTACGCGGCAGGCGGTAGCATTACTTGCCGGATAACTGGCGCAAGCGTTTGCGCAAATCATCCCCAGGCAAAACAGAAACACCCATTTTAATTTTGTCATAGCGTTTTTCCTCCTGCCGTTGCCGGGCGGCGTTCTTTTTAAGGGCCGTTTTTTCTGCCCGATAGGCCCCCGCACAAAAGCACGCCGCGCCAAACAATATAAGCCCCAGGGCTCCCGCCAAAAACAGGCTCATAGGGCCTTCTTGGCTTCAAAGCCGAACTTCGTCAGCCAGCTAATCAGCTTGACGGCCACGGTGCGGATTTTTTCCACTACCGCAATAGCACGCGCGCTGTCGCACCATTTCACAATAATTTCCGCCGCGCCGATTACGCACGCCCACAGGGCCAGTACGCTGTCCCAATTAGTTTTTAACCATACCACTGCTTCTTTGATGTGTTCCATACACTCCTCCTTTTCCCGCGGCCTTACCGGGCCGAACGGGTTAAAATAAATCCTTTAATGGTTTTTACGTCGTCAAGGATAATATCCACCTTAACGCCGGTTTCCGTCATTTTGCGTTCGTGTTCGGCTACCGTGCGCTCCAACTTATCCACCCGCGGCGGCAGGCCGTAAATGGTAAAGCACCAAAAAGCCGCCGCGCCAAGCACACCCGCCAGCCACACCCAACCTTTTACTTTGTCCGGGTTCATAGGCCCTCCTCTGTTTGGGGCTTAACCTGCCCCCGCGCCGCCGTTCCTATGCCAACATCACAAACTTTGGTTTTTTCTCGGGCGTATTTAAGCATTTGCGGCTCCTTTCAATGGGAAAAATTTGCACGTTGCGGGCCCGGTTCCGGCCACTTGCACCACGTCCCCCGCTTGAACAAAAACCGCCGCATGATTGTTTGCGGAAAACCGCATCCCTATATCCACCCCGCCGAAAGTTATATAATCTACCCCGCTGGTGCAAAACGCAACAAACAATCCGGCCGTGGGCGCCGTATACGGGTAAGCCACCGCAACCCCGGCCGAATAATCCGGCACGCCCCAAGCCATGCTTTGGTTGATAAAAGATTGCGCCGGGGTGGTATTTGCCAGGTCCGCATTGGCTTTGCCGTTGACGGCCTGCGCGCTTTGGGCGGCCTCTTGCGCGTATTTTTTGGCCGAATATACATTCCCCTCTACGGGGCCGTCTGTTTTGCTGGCCCAGTTTTGCGCCTGCTCGGCGGCTGTTGCGCTCTGCGCGGCTAAAGTTTGCACCTGGGCGGCTTGAGTGCTTACGCTTTGTGCGCTGGCGGCCACCCCCGCCTGTGCGGCCGCCGTTTGCTCCTGCGCCGCCGTGCATACTTGTTGGGCGGAAACGCAATGACGGCGGGATTCGTCACACGCCGCTTGCGCGCTTTCGCTAGCGGTTTGAGCCTGCAACGCGGCATTTTTGGCACTTTCAATTTGGGGTTGAAATTGCGCCACCTGCGCTTTAGCATCTACCGCTAACCGGGCGGACTCCTGCGCCGTTTGCGCGCAAAGGGCCGCATTATCGGCCGACTGTTGGGCCGATTGCTCTGCTTGCCCGCACGCGGAAAGGGCGCTTGCCTGCACGTCTGTCAACTGCGTGATATACGCGGCGGCATCCGTTTCGTTCCCCTGGGTTTGCACCGGGAATTTAAGCGCCCGGGAAAGCTCTTCCGCCAATTCCTGCGCCCGCAACACATTGGCATCTAACGCATCTTCCAACCCCTGCGCGTCCAACGCGGCCTGGCGCTTGAGGTCTGTTTCCTGCGTAAGCGGCGTTTGGCGCTCCAGCACCAAGTATTCCCCCGCCTGCAACGGCAACTCCAGGCTGTCCTCTACGGGGTAAGTGACTTCCTTTTCCGTTTCGTCCACCGTAAAACCGGCCGTCTTTTCCACCGCCCGGCCCCGCGCGTCCACCCGCCACAAGCGGATATGCTCCGCCCGGATAAACGGAAACGGTATTTCCCACACGCGCCGCACGCCGTCACCCGGATAAATTTGTTTTGTTTTTAAGTTGGCAACCGTCATAAAAACTCCTTACATAAAATAAAATTCCTTCATTTTTTTAAGCATTTGGGCCTGCGCGGCCGGGGTTAAATCCTGCGAGAAAAGCGCATATTGGAAGTCTTCCGCTTCTTGCGGGTCCAGGCCGTTTTTGCGGCACAACCGTTGCGCCGCGCCGCA